AAAAATACTGTTCTTTCATATCTTCACAAAGCAATCAAGGCACTCAATCAACTGAGAATGATTGAGGACTCTTTGGTCATTTATCGTTTATCTAGAGCACCAGAACGTCGTATTTTTTATATTGATGTTGGTAATCTTCCTAAGGTAAAAGCAGAGCAATACCTCAAAGAGGTTATGTCTCGCTACAGAAACAAACTGGTCTACAACGCACAAACTGGCGAAGTTCGTGATGACCGCAAGTTTATGTCTATGTTGGAAGACTTCTGGTTACCACGTAGAGAAGGTGGTCGCGGTACTGAAATCACTACCCTACCTGGTGGACAAAATCTGGGAGAACTTTCAGATATTGAGTATTTCCAAAAGAAATTGTACAGAGCACTTGGTGTTCCAGAGTCTAGAATCGCTGCAGATGGTGGTTTTAATTTGGGAAGGTCATCAGAGATCCTTCGTGACGAATTAAAATTTGCTAAATTTGTTGGTCGTTTGAGGAAGCGTTTTGCTCAAATGTTCAATGATATGCTCAGAACTCAGTTGATTCTGAAAAATATCTGCACTCCAGAAGATTGGGAGACAATGAAGGATCATATCCAATATGATTTCCTTTATGATAATCAGTTTGCAGAATTAAAAGAATCTGAGTTAATTCAGAACAGACTTGGCATTCTGGCAACAATGGAACCATATATTGGTAAGTATTACTCTACCGAATATGTTCGTAAGAGAGTTCTTCGTCAAACTGATCAGGAAATCATTGAACTTGATATGCAAATTGAAGATGAGATCAATAAAGGTATCTTACCAGATCCATCAACAATTGATCCAGTAACTGGTCAACCATTACCACAACCTGTTGATCCATCAATGCAAGGTGGAGATGGATCCGGTATGTCTGGAATGGGAGCAGATCCTATGGAAATGGGTCAAGTTCCCACAGATCCAAATGTTGATGCAGAAACCACAAGAATCAACAAACAGTATGATAGAGACACCAGAAAGTCTGAGTTATAAATATATTATATTAACATATTGAATTTTTATGGAAGATGTTATCGATTTGATCGCTACTGATGGATCATCATCAGATATTAGCGACAAAATGAAAGAAATTATGTATGCAAAGGCAGCAGAAAGAATTGACATTGCTAGACCATATGTTGCCAATGCAATGTTCGGTCAAGAATTTGAATACCCTGAAGTTGAAGATGAAGTCGAAACAGAAGTTGGTGATGAACCCACCGATGAAGTAGTCGATGAAATTGAAACAGAAACTGAAACAGAAGAAGAATGAAAATTAAAGGAACTGCTGCTGCATTATCCGGCACAACACAATTTACATCATCAACTGCTGTTTGGGTTGCAAACACCAATGCCACCACACACAAAACAGTAACTCTCCGTAATACGGATGACAATGCTGATTTGGGTACATTGGTTGTTCCAGCAGCTGGTGGAGTTGTTATTCATTTAAACATCGGTGAAGGATTACGTGGTGATGCCGCACTTTCGGCAACTCAAGTAGATAAAAATTCAGGTAGATAAAAATGAAACTTATCACAGAAGAAGTAACAAACGTACAGGTTATCACCGAAGGAAAAGGTGCTAATAAAAAACTGTATATTGAAGGAACATTCCTTCAAGGTGAAATCAAGAATCGTAATGGGAGAATGTATCCTATTAACACCCTTTCTAAGGAAGTAAATCGCTATTGCGAAACTTTTGTCAACAAGGGTCGTGCTCTTGGTGAACTCGGTCATCCCGATGGTCCTACTGTCAATCTTGATCGCGTTTCTCACAAAATTACTTCTCTGGTAAAAGAAGGTAATAACTTTAGAGGAAAGGCGCAAATCCTTTCTACCCCTATGGGTAAAATTGCATCTTCCCTTCTCGATGAAGGTGTAATGCTTGGCGTTTCTTCTCGTGGTGTTGGTTCACTTCAAACCACTAGTGAAGGATGTAAGATTGTTGGTGAAGACTTCCAGTTAGCAACTGCTGCTGATATCGTTGCTGATCCTTCTGCTCCTGATGCTTTCGTTAACGGAATCATGGAAGGAAGGGAATGGGTTTGGGAAGGAGGAATCCTTCGTGAACACCTTGCCGAAACAACCAAGAAGAGAATTAATACTCTCGTAAGTCAAAGACAACTTGAAGAGAAAAAATTGGATTTGTTCAATAATTTCCTCTCAAATCTTTGAATTATAAATAAATACATGTAATTAAGTAATTAATCGCATAATTCAAATGTCCGTTGGTAACAATTTACAAGAAATGGAAAACGTAGTAACCAAAGGAGCTGCACCTGCTGAGCCAATGACTTCTGCTGGTATTCCAGTTGAAGATCTCGGCGGTCCTACTCCCGATAATTCAAGACCAGATGATGATAGCAACAAGCTCAGAGAGCCTGGTGCCACCCTTAAGCAAGTAAGAGATGTAGTCAATTCAAAGGCTGCTCCTGCTGAAGAGGTTGAAGTTGATGAAACTCAGGAAGTAGTTTCCGAAGAAGAGGCAACCACTGATGAGGTTGTTTCCGAAGAGGAAGTAGCAGCTGACGAAGTTGTTGCCGAAGCGGAAGAAACCGAAGAAGAACTCGTAGAAGAAGAAGGAATTGACATCGAAGCAGATGTACAAGCACTTCTTGAGGGTGAAGAACTCTCCGAAGAGTTTGAAGAGAAAGCACGCACCATCTTTGAGGCGGCAGTTAAGACTAAAGTTGCAGAAATGCAAGAGTCTCTGCACGAAACCTATCAGAATGCTTTGGTAGAAGAAGTTGTTGCAATCAGAGAAGAACTCTCTGAGCGTCTCGATTCGTATCTTGAGTATGTTGCTGATGAGTGGTTCCAGGAGAATGCACTCGCAGTTGAAGCTGGTCTCAAGAGCGAAATCAGCGAATCATTCCTTGATGGAATGAAGAGTCTTTTTGAAGAACATTATGTAACTATCCCTGATGACAAGTATGATGTACTTGAGAGCATGGTAGATAAACTAGATGAAATGGAAGGTAAACTCAACGAGCAAATCGATAGAAACGTTGCTCTGAATCGTAGATTAGCTGAGTCTTCTGCAGATGGCGTTTTCGCTACTGTTGCTGAGGGACTTGCAGTCACTCAGAAAGAGAAACTTGCTACTCTTGCTGAAAATGTTGAGTTTGAAAGTGAGACAGACTATCGTGAGAAACTGGTAACTCTGAGAAAATCTTATTTCCCTGAGCACGCCGGAACTCCAAGCACCTCTGAGAATCTTTCCGAAGAGGTTTCTACCGATGAGGTTATTTCCGAGGAAGTATCCCCAATGATGCAAGCCTATTTGGACACTCTCTCAAGAGCTGCCAAAAAGTGATTTTTAAATCATAAACGTTCAAACTAACTTTTTTAGAAAAATGCAAATGCCTAATACAGAGGCTCTGCAGGAAAAGTGGGCACCCGTTCTCGATTATGAGGGAATGGATCCAATCGCGGATTCCCACCGTAGAGCTGTCACCGCAGTACTCTTGGAGAACCAAGAGCAAACTCTTCGCGAAGAGCGTGAGTTCCTTTCCGAAGGTCCAACTGTTAACACCCAAAGTGGAACAAACCCAGGTTTCTCTGCTGGTGCTTCCACCCCTGTTGCTGGTTTCGATCCAGTTCTGATCTCCCTGATCAGACGCGCAATGCCTAACTTGGTCGCATATGACCTCGCAGGCGTTCAGCCTATGTCTGGTCCTACTGGACTCATCTTCGCGATGCGTTCCCGTTACACCAATCAGTCTGGCACCGAAGCACTGTTCAACGAAGCAGATACCGCATTCGCTGGTCAGTCTGCTGCTGCAGGCGCTCTCACCGATGGCATGTCTAATGCTGCCGTTGGTATGGGTACCGACGCACAAGCAGGTTCCAACCCAGGTCTGCTTAACCCAGAAGGTTCACAAGCATATAATACCTACAACGTAGGTCAGGGTATGCGTACCGACGACGCTGAAGATCTTGGCGACGGCGCTGGCGCATTCAACGAGATGGCATTCTCAATCGAGAAGGTCACCGTAACCGCTAAGTCCAGAGCTCTGAAAGCAGAGTACTCCTTGGAACTGGCACAAGACCTCAAGGCAATCCACGGTCTGAACGCTGAAGCGGAACTCGCAAACATTCTCTCTACTGAGATTCTTGCTGAGATCAACCGCGAAGTTATCAGAACCATCTATAACGTTGCAGAATCTGGCGCTCAGCAAAACGTTGCTAACGCTGGTACTTTCGACCTCGACGTTGACAGCAACGGTCGTTGGTCTGTTGAGAAGTTCAAGGGTCTTATCTTCCAAATCGAGCGCGATGCAAACGCAATCGCACAAAGAACTCGTAGAGGAAAGGGCAACATGATTCTGTGTTCCGCAGACGTTGCTTCCGCACTGACCATGGCTGGTGTACTTGATTACACCCCTGCACTCAACTCCAACCTCAACGTTGATGACACTGGTAACACCTTCGCTGGTGTACTTGCTGGTAAGTATCGTGTATACATCGATCCTTATTCTGCAAACGTTGCTGCTTCGCAGTACTACGTTGCTGGTTACAAGGGTGCATCCCCATATGACGCAGGTCTCTTCTACTGCCCATATGTTCCTCTCCAGATGGTTCGTGCCGTCGGTCAGGACACCTTCCAACCCAAGATTGGCTTCAAGACCCGCTATGGTCTT